CATTGCCGTACTTGAACTTCTGGCCTTCGTTGCTGTTTAACCAGTCAAAGCAGATTGAAGCCTCAACGATGTGGTTCTCACTCTCGTCCTGAGCCACAGGTATTGAACTTACAAACTGTGGCAGGGCCTGTGTCATTTGCTGCAGGAGCAGTAACTTCTGTGCTGCATCAGGCGGCACCGGCTGTTGCTGCTCTGGCGGCAAGGTCTGTTGTGCAGCCAAGCCCGCCTGTGCATCCTGCAGCGTCTTCTGAGCTGTCAGTAACTGAGGATTGGTCACCGGGCCGCTGCGCAACAAAAGCTCGAACTCAGCCTTCTGCTTGGTGACCGAGTCTTCACCAGGGATCTTGAACTGGTTCATACGTATCGAGTCGCGCAGGATAGGCAAGTTACTAGGTGACGTCAGCCACGCAGCCAGCTGCTGGTTAGCCGATGATGCGTCAATCATCTGCATCATCTTGGCTTCCCTCTGCTGCCAAGATTCAGGGAATGCTGGGTTGGACTCAGCATAACACAGAACTTCTCCACGAGCCAAACTGGTAGTATTGACTGTAACTGCACCTTGGCCAGGTAAAGATTGAGATATAGGCTTTCCGCCACGGCATTCTGCCGCACATATTACAGCTTGATGAGCGGCCTTAGCGAACATGTCCTGGATTTCATTCCAAGGACAGCCAATGCGCTGCAATGCCTGGTCACGCTGGATCATCGCGTTGCCAACCGTAGTCTCATCGGTAGCCGCTCCGAATAATGAGGGCAGGGCTCCCGAGATCTCCTCAGAGAGGCTGGTGATGAACCACTTAATAAAATCGGGTAACGCGGGCTGCGGCTGAGGTGTAGGCTCAACCATGATGTACTGGTCTGCCGTAGTAAGTCCGGGCTGCACCATAAAGGGACCAGAACTTCCCGGCATATTGGGCTGGTTCTTCATGGCCTCCAAATCGAAGGCCTCGGCGTTGAACCACTTCTTGGGCACTGTGCGCCGGAAGAACATGTCGAGCAAATCAACCCAGTCATTGATGCGTTTCTGGATGGATATCAGGGCAGTTCCCAGGGCGCGACGGTTCTGACCTTTGCCTGATAGAGAATGGCCAACCACGATATGGTCGTCCATGTTCTCGTTGCGTGCAAAGGCAAACTCTGCGGCAGCCTTGTCTAAACGGCAGCCATCAGGAAACTTCTCGAGCAATTCGGCACGAACCTCATCGCTCACAGCATCGTCCATGAACATCGACGGGCGAAACCAGGTGTGTTTAACGACTGTGTGCCGTTCCATGGAATCGCCGGTAACGTAAGCGCCAAGCACGGCCTGCCGCACATTCTCTCGGGCGATTCTATCCAGTTCCACTTCGGATGCCCCGTCTGAACCGGGGTGAATCTTATCAGCAATCCATGGATATTTCGCTTTGGCTATCGCTACGTCAACGTCCTCATAGATCTGCACGAAGTTCATTTCGCATTGTCTGTCCACAGCGATAGGAACTTTGACGTCCAATTTGCCCCATACAGATGTGACTTCACGCCCCAATGGCTTTCGGCCAACATTTACGCCAATGTTCAGCGTATCCTGGCCTTCTTTCTGGTCTGCCTCAATTGTAACATCGGGCACAGCAGAAGACAGCATCTCATCGATCTGCTCCAGACCTTCCTGGCCGGTTTGCTCAGGTGTGGGAGGAGTGGTCTCATTCTCGGGTACAACTGGAGTCTTTGGCTCTTCCTCAAACCCATAGGCCTGCGCATTCAATTCGTATCGCGTCCACAGTACCGCTCTGTCTTCGTTCCAGAAGATACGGGCACATTCCACCAGGAGCGCATGCAGATTGTTGTTCCTTGACCAAATGGACTTGAACTTGTAGGCTTCCTCTGCGGCTAACACATCAGGAGCGTAGTTGGGGTCCTGTGGGAAGAACTCAACCTTTGGGACTTCACGGGACAATGCCGAAACGATGATGTCGCCCTTGGCACCGTACACGTTGGTATCATAGATAGCTGCTGTGTACTGCTGCTGTCTGGCTCCAAAACCCGTTTGATTACCGGGTAGAACCCAGCCGCCCTGGCGGCTGCGAAGCAAATGCTGATACCCACGGTCAAAGTGAATCGCTTCCCAAACCTGTTCAACTTCCATACGCCGCGCTGCAACGTCGGTGACAGTGGCAATCAAATCCAACTGCAATAGAGTGGATTTGGCTGCATCACTCAAATCCGCGAATGGTTCCGGTGAGTAATCTATTGGAGCATAAAGACCGATTTCAGAATCTGAAGGATTCTCATCCGACTGGGGCCTATTAGGTGGATGATTTCGCATCGTGGGTTGTACTATAGTAGCCTCGTCCACCTTATCCTCCTATGAGATTCTTACTTGTTGATGTTCTTTGCGAAGTTAGCTTTCTTAACCGTTGAAGGATCAAACTTCTCTGGAGCAGCCATGACGTGTCGAGCATATTCCAATGGAGAATCGTATCCAGCACTATGCGCTATCTTTGTAAAGGACCCAACTGTACCTTTTTCTTCCATTTTTTCTGAGGCTTTCTGGGCCCATTTTTTCGGTTTCTTTCTACCTAGACCTTTTGCCATGTTACTTCCTCTTAGGACTTCTTGCGTGCGAGAATTTCTTACCCTTTCTTGCATTTTTGGTGGCGTAGAATACCTGCTCACCTTTTTCAGGGCCGTACTCTTCCACCATAGCCGAATGGGCCTTGGCTGCCGAGCCTGGCTCTCCCCCGAACTGGGGATTGTATTTGCTTAACGGCATATGACCTTCTTAGGATGACGTTGGTGAGGCACTAGATGTGCGCACATTGTAGGATGGAACAGTAATCTGCGTGCGTGATGCCTCAACGGTAGCGTATGCATCTTCTACTTCTATCACTACACTTCCGCTGGTGATTGATAATATCTTGCCTCGCACAACTGCATTATTTCCCACAACCAACAAGTTGCCATTAGCATCTACGGGTGTCGTTGGTGCTGCCATGTTACTTTACTCCTTCAATGCGTTTTCTTAACAAAGGAATCTTTGGCTGCTACGGTCACAGACTTTGCAGCCACTGTCGGAAGCACAGGAGGAACGGTTACAACATGAGTTGCTTGCGCACCCACTCCTGAAGTACTCTGTACAACTGCTGAAAACAACGTGACCGGATCACCCGGAGCAACAACACTCAGGCTTCTGCCAGCGCCAGATACGGTGGGCCCGTACAGATTGTCGAAGTCCACTATAAACTGCTGGTTAGAATTGATACCCTGTACTGTGATGTTGCGACCACTAACTGACACAACATACCCTGCTACTGTGATCTCGTCGTTGACATCAATGGTTGACCCATTCATGCTAGTTCCTGTTGCCATAATTCATCCTCCTACGCCAAATCGGGCATCTCATAATTGCGCTCCTCAGACTCTGCGCCCTGTTGGTCTGGATGATTGCGCCGCTTCACGTTAGTGGCCTGCTCGTCTCCACCACGCATATAGGCTTCAGCCGCGCTGCTATGAACGCTGGTATTGCTGGTGCCATCTGCCATGGTTTCAGTGCGGGTATGTTTCCCGTTATCATGATCATGGCATACATGCGTATGCACAGCATGAGCACGCTCTTCAGTGCCTGTATCCTGCGGAGTAGCTCGTTCGTTTGCATTGGTGTCATGCGGCTGCTCACCGGCATGATAACTGTCAAATCTTTTCCCGCGAAACGCGCTGCCGAACTTACGCCCTGGTTCTGTCTTAGATTCGTACATGGGTCCTCCTATGCGAACCTTGGCATTGAACTCTGGGCTGGCATGGCCGGTGCAGATTCTGCTGAAGGCATATCGCCCGCTTCCATCTCGGTCCCACCGCCAAGCTGTTTGGCCGCGTCATGGGCATCCTCTGGCGTATTATAGTCAGACTGATGCATGTAACCGTCGGCATGATGACTCACGACATGATGCTTACCAGTTGTATGATCAGAGTGCACATGCGTGCTAGTCGCTTTTCCATGCTGGGCAACAACCTGTTTAGGGGATTCCTGTTTTTGAACTTCTTCTGCACCCTCTTTTTCACCTGCTTCAAATTCAGGTGTTTCTGCAGCTTCATGAGCTTCACTCATTCTTTGCTTTGGAGCTGTATCTTCATCCCCAGCGTGCATCGCATCAAATTTATTGGCTCTAAATCTCGACCCAAATTTTCTTCCTGGGTTAGTTTTTGATTCAAACATGACCTATCCTTTGGCCTCGGCAGCTTTCTTAGTGGCTTCCTCGGCTCTGTAATTGGCGATATCTTCGTCGTTCTCTTTCACCATTTGCTGCCACGGCGTCAGCTCAGGAGGAGCGGTGAATGGTTCCTTGCTGAAACTCGGTTTGCTTGGCCTTTGATAGGCCACTACTTCAGCTCCCACACGGGAGACCCGAGGCATAATCGTGAGTTCGTACAGGGTAACCTTAGAATTCAACGCGGCCTTCTCCTCGCGGAGAGTGGCGATGACTTGCTCGCGCTCCAGCAGGCGCTGGTCGTAGTCCT